AACCTGTTGCAATTATTTGGGCTTTTAATAATGCTATTGTCTATGAAAGAATAAACAACTTGAAAGGTATCTTTTATTATGGAGGTCGTACAGTCAGAGAAGGAAGCACCTTTGACCAAGAAATGCTGATAAAAGTATTAATTAAAAACTTAATAAGAATTGAAGAAGACAGTCAGTAAATTAAAAAAGGAACTTGACAAGTGGTTTAGTATTTACATTAGACTTAGAGAAGCTAACGAATACGGAATGTGCCAATGCTTTACTTGTGGAGTAGTCAGGCACTACAAAGAAGGTATGCAAAACGGACACTTCCAAAGTAGGAAACATTTGTCTACAAGATTTGATGAGGAGAATTGTCAAGTTCAGTGCGTAAAGTGCAATGTTTATTCGTGGGGAGAACAGTACAAGTTCAGTCTTGCTTTAGACGGCAAGTATGGAGAAGGCAAAGCTGAAGAATTACAATACTTAGCTAGAACAACTGTAAAGATAAGTCGTATTGAATATGAAGAAAAGATAAGTTATTACAAATCACTTGTTGATAAGTTAAAAAAAGAAAAAGGAATTGAGTAACATTTTTTTTATCTTTGGCGTATGATAGAACCGATTTACTCAAGTGAAGAACACAAGCAAATAATTGAAACCTATATTGCTATGTGTACTGAGTTTGCAAAAGATGTAAGTTCAAAAACAAGATACAATAATTTTTTAGATGTAGTAGATGTTATTTTAGAATATCACAACAATTACGGCAAAGGAGTACGAGAAAATAATTGGTACGATTGGATTATGATAATACCAACAAACCTTTCAGTTGCTACAAACGGTTTTTTTGCAGGCCTTGAAACTAAAACTAACGCTTCAATAATAAGAGCATATAAAGTTGTACTTAGTGAAATGGTTTTTGATGTAGTAGATAAGATTGACGCTTTAGAACAAATAAATGACTGAGATATATGCTGAAATATCTAAGCTAAGTTCTAAGTTCAGAGAGATGTGCTTCGGACTCACGCAAGATGAAGAAGCTATTAATGACAGCGTCCAAGAACTTATGCTTTACTATTTACAGATGAACCCTGAAACGCTAAAAGGTATTTGGGAAAAAGACGGACAAGATGGATTAATTAGGTATGGTGCAATAATATTAAGAAGAGCTTTAACAAGTACAAGAAGTCCTTTTTATTATAAGTATAAAAAATACTACACTCATATACAGAATTATTATGAAACAAATTTTACTGATGGAAACCATAAGAACCTGTACAATATGCCTGAAGTAATAGAAGAATACAAATGGACTAAGTTAGAAGAAATTGACAAAGTATTAGATCAGCAAACTTGGTACGATAAAAAGATATTTGAATTGTACTACCAAGGAGAGACACTAGACAGTTTAGCAAAGAAAACAGGAATAAGCAGAAACAGTTTATTTACTACAATAGATAAAGTAAGGCAAATACTTAAAAAGGAATTGAATGAAGATAAATAAAATATATAATGAAAACTGCATAGATACTATGAGTAGAATGAAAGATGATTTTATTGATTTAACTGTTACGTCACCACCTTATGACAATCTAAGAACATATAATGGCTATAGTTTTGATTTTGAAAGCATAGCAAAAGAATTGTATAGAGTAACTAAAGAAGGAGGTGTTGTGGTTTGGATAGTAGGAGACAGTAAACGAAAAGGAAGTAGAACGCTTACACATTTTAAACAATCTTTGTTTTTTAAAGATATAGGATTTAATATTCACGATATTATGATATGGAAAAAAAACAATGTAATGCCTTATATCTTAAAAAATTGTTATACACCATCTTATGAAATAATGATAGTTCTTAGTAAAGGAAAGCCAAAAACAACTAATATTATAAGAGAAAAATGCAAACACGCAGGTAAGGTTTTAACATCAACAACAAACAATATTCAAAGTATGAGAAAAGGTAAGAAGATAGTAGCAAAAACAAAACCAACAAAACCTAAGCATAATGTTTGGACAACAAAGACCACAGGAAAGAATTACGGACATCCTGCAATATTCCCTGAAAAATTAGCAACCGACCACATACTAAGTTGGTCAAATGAAGGAGATTTAATTTATGATTGTTTTATGGGAAGTGGCACAACTGCTAAAATGGCTATATCAAACAACAGGAACTATATAGGAAGTGAAATGAGTTCAGAATATTGTGATATTATAAAACAAAGATTAGACGCACAACAAAAAGAATTGTTTTAAAATGAATAAGTTTTTCGTTCCTAATGAAGTATATGAAGATAGAATAACTATCTGTAAGTCTTGTATTTATTATTTTAAACCTACAGGAACTTGTAAGGACTGCGGCTGTTTTATGAAGATAAAAGCTAGACTTGCACCAATGGGCTGTAGTCAGAAGAAATGGCAAAAGACAACTGAAATAGAAGCTCCTGATACTTTACCTCAAGAAATAGTTGACGAAATTTTAGATATGTGGAAAGACATAAAAACAGGAAGGGCAAAAGATCAAGCAGCTAAAAAGAGAATGATTGAAACATACAACACCATTTTTAACACTAACTACAGTCCTAGAACGAATTGCGGTTCGTGTATTTCAACTTGTTTTGATGGAATAAAAAAACTATATAAAGAATATGCTAAGGGCTAAACTTAACTTAAATAACAAAGCGGTTATTTTCTTATTTTTTTTCTGAACCCTTAGCGTATTTAAAACTTAAACAATAGATATGAAAAGAACTTACAAAACAATTAAATGGGTATTAAACAGCCACATTAAAAAGAATGTCAGAAGTCTTTGGACTTGGGAGAATGACAACTTTACTTGTATATTTGAAAACTATGATGGTGACAGTAGAATATATACACCGCACCAACTTTTAAAACTATTAGAAAATGACACAGAACGAAAAACTAATTAAAAACCTAGAAAATATGCCACCAATTGAAGTAGATTATAAAGCAACACCTGAACCAAGTTACTACTCAGGGAAGAAGTACGGTTACTCAGCTAGAAAAGTAGTAGAGGACTTTCAGCCTGATAGCTACAACATAGGAACTGCAATAAGTTATTTGTTAAGAGCGGGTAAAAAAGAAGGTAATCCTGCTGAACAAGATATACAGAAAGCAATTAACCATTTACATTTTGAACTAGATAGATTAAGCAAATAAGAAATGATGAAAGAAACAATAGAATTAGTTACTTGGAAAGGAGTAGTCAAAAAATATGGATATAAAGAAGGAGAAAATAAAGGCACTAGATTTGGTTTGCAATTAAATTTAGATGGTATGAACGACACTCAATTTATATGGTGTGAAACTAATTTAGAACGAAAGAAGCTTTTTAAAACAATAATACGAATAGCTAAGAATGAAGGTAGGAATTTAAAAATAATAGAATAAGATGACACTATATAGTTGCGAATGTGGTAAAGAAGAAAAAGAAGTTGGCAAAGCTACAATAGTCCTTAGAGATAAAAAGTGGGTTTGTAAAGAAGCTCAATGCAGTTGCGGAAAATGGATGGACTCAGAGCCAACAGACGGTATGCCAAGCCTTAAAAGAACTGAAGCATCATTAAGTAAAAAAAAAAGAGGTGATAAACTATGGGCAGGAGCAAAAGAAAAACTTATAGGAACAAGAGGAGTAAATGAAGACTACTAAATGAAGTTTGTAATAAAAGACAATAGAGACAAGCAAAGCCTATTTAGTTACCTTAAAGAATTAGAGAACGACTACATAGTAAGTGTAAAGAAACAAAGAAACACAAGAAGCAATATGCAGAACAGTTACTATTGGAAATGTATCATACAAGGACTAGCAGAAGAACTAGGATATTTTCCAAATGAAATGCACGACTCTTTAAGAGCTAAGTTCTTATCTGAGTATGAAATGATAAGTTTTAACGATAATCAAATAGCAATAAATAAAATAGGAAGTACAACAGCTTTAAACACTAAACAATTTGAGCAATACACAGAACAAATAAGAGTATGGGCTTTAACTGACTTAGGCATAAGACTTATGCTTCCAAATGAATATGAATAATTTCTATTATATATTAGGGATTGAATAATCAATCTATTTCAATTATGGATAAACGAATAAACAATGGCGGTGCTAGAAAGGGTGCAGGGCGAAAGTCTAAGGCAGCAGAACAAAAGTTAATAGAGAACTTAACACCAATGAACGAGAAAGCTTTAAAATCTTTAGAGAGCGGTATTGACAAGAAAGAACAATGGGCAGTCAAGCTGTTCTTTGAATACTTTTATGGTAAACCTCAACAAAGGGTAGATGTTACAACAAATGATGAAAGTCTTAATGTACCTTTAATAACATTTGTAGAAACTGATACTGAGTAATAAATATAACCCTCTATTTAATTCTGACGCTAGATACTTTATAATTACAGGTGGTAGGGGTTCGGGTAAATCTTTTGCTGTAACAGTCTTTTTGACTTTACTTACTATGTCTAAGAATATAAGAGTATTGTTTACAAGATTTACAATGGTGTCAGCTCACCTGTCAATCATTCCTGAGTTCTTAGAAAAGATAAGTCTATTAGGGTTTGAAAACATCTTTAGTGTAAACAAAGCTGAGGTTTTAAATTTAGGAAACAAGTCAGATATACTATTTAGAGGTATCAAGACATCAGCAGGAAATCAGACAGCAAGTCTAAAGTCATTACAGGGAATAAGCACTTGGGTACTTGATGAAGCTGAGGAACTTATTGATGAAGATATTTTTGATACTATTGATTTAAGTATTAGAGAAAAAGAAATACAGAACAGAATTATACTTATACTTAATCCTGTAACTAAAGAGCATTGGATTTACAAACGCTTCTTTGAGGACAAAGGAGTTGAGGCAGGTTTTAACGGCTTTAAAGACAATGTATGCTACATACATAGTACATACCTAGACAACAAAGATAATCTCTCACAGAGCTTCCTAGAGCGTATTAAGAGCATAAAGCATAGAAACTTTAAAAAGTATCAACACAAAATCTTAGGGGGTTGGTTAGACAAAGCAGAAGGAGTAGTATTTGAGAATTGGAGTATAGGTGAATTTAATCCTGATGGCTTACAAACTTCTTGTGGAATGGACTTTGGTTTCTCAGTTGACCCTGACAGTCTTACTGAAGTAGCTATTGACAAAAGAAAGCGTAAGATATATTTAAAAGAACATATCTATAAAAACGGATTGAAGTCAAACGAATTAGCTAAAATAATATTAGACAAAGTAGGACAAACTTTAATTATCGGTGATAGTGCAGAACCTAGACTAATAGCAGACCTAAGACATTTAGGAGTAAACATCAAGCCTGTAAAGAAAGGAACTATTGAAAGCGGAATAACTCGTATGCAAGACTATGAAATTATAATAACCCCTGAAAGCACTAATATAGCTAAAGAATTAAATAATTATATCTATGCAGACAAAGGTTCAAAGCTGTATGTAGATAACTATAATCACGCAATTGACGGAGTTAGGTATAATGTTATTTATCACTTAGACAACCCAAACGCAGGGAAGTATTACGTACAGTAAACTAAAAACAACAAATTTCTATTATATAACAGATGAAAGTAAAAGTTAAAAAAGAAGGTAAGGTAAAAGAGTTTAAACTTATTAGTAGTTGGAAAGATGTAACGCTTGAAAAGTGGTTGAAGCTTATTGATTTTGAAACAGGTACAAAGACAGAGGAAGCAACAGAAACAATAGCAGCGTTATCTAATAT